GATATTTCTAGTCAATCAAAGACTATTCAAGGTGATATCTTAGAGAAAAAACTATCTCGAAATGTTGCTAAATTCATTTTTAGATTTGATGATGCCATTGGTGAAACAAAAACGTTGACTAATGGTTTAAATATCAAAGGTACACTTTGGCTTTTAAATAAGCATACATTCAGAAAAACAGAATGTATGACTGGTACTATTGATATCATAATTGAGAATATTGAACAAAATGTGTCAAAAAATTTGCACAATGTTAGATTTTCTGCTAAAGATATCACATTATCCAAGGATAGAGATCTAGCTATTATTGATATCCGTGCCCTTCCTCCAGGTTTATCATTGTTGGAGTATTTCCCAAAGAATGATCCATTAAAGGGTATTTATACAGGTATGTATACAATTATGGGTAAGAATGGTGATAAGAAGATAATTCCCGTGAGTAATCTACAACTATCAAAATGTGTTGTGTTTAACATTCCAGCATATCATGGAGTTGCTCAAGTTCCAACACAAGTTGGAGAGTGTGGATCACCCCTAATGATTTACGCTGGTAAGGCGAAAGTTATTGGGGGTATTCATACATCAGGTGCAAATAATGGTAATTTCTTTGCTCAAATTGTGACCCAAAAGCTATTAGAGCCACTTCTAAATAGCTATGTGCCGCAAGTAGATTGCAATGAGATTATCCCCATCTCTGCTAAGAATTATCCTAGATCTCTCGTTCCTGTGCATGATCGCTGCGCTTTGCGTTGGGTTCCCAGAGGAACTGCTACAATGTATGGTAGTTTCACAGGTTTTAGACCAAAACATACTAGTAAAGTTAAGAAAACTTTTATCCGTGATGAAGTAGTCAAGGATGGGTATGTCGATAATTGTGGTCCCCCAGATATGTCCTGGAGACCATGGAATAAGGCCATATTAGATATGACTAACCCCAATCATGTATTTGAGAATCACGTGATTGATGAATGCGTAGATGCATTTTTTGCAGATATCATTCGCTTGCTACCAGCTGGAGAACTTTCTAAAGTAGAAGTTTATACACAAGATGTAGCATTGAATGGTGTAGAAGGTGTGACTTTTGTTGATCGTATAAATATCCGTACTAGTGCGGGTAACCCTTATAAAAAGTCAAAATTAAATTTTATAGAATTAGATGAAAATAATAAAATTACTTCATTGGATGAATCGATACAAGAGCGTATTGATTTAATTGAAGAAACATACGCCAAAGGTAAGCGCTTTCATCCACAATTTTGTGGACATATGAAAGATGAGGCTTTACCATGGTCGAAAATCTTGATGTTTAAAACTCGCCTATTCACTGGGGGTCCATTTCCTTGGTGTGTAGTTGTTCGTAGATTTTTACTATCACATATAAGATTAATTCAAAATAATCCTTATGTGTTTGAAGCAATGCCTGGAATTGTGGCTCAATCCACTGAGTGGACTGATCTATATAATTATCTTATTACTTTTGGTAAGGATAGAATTATTGCAGGTGATTATGGTAAGTTTGATAAGAAAATGGCAGCCCCATTTATCTTAGGTGCTTTCCGTATCTTGCGTAAATTAGCTGAGGCAGCTGGTTGGTCAGAAGAAGATTTAAGAGTCATTGATTGTATTTCATATGATACAGCATTTCCATGTATTGATTTCAATGGAGATCTTATTGAGATTCAAGGTAATCCATCAGGTCATCCATTGACAGTTATTATTAATTGTTTAGTAAATAGTTTATATATGCGCTACGCTTTTAAATTGATTTCTAAAAAACCAGTAACTGATTTTAAAAAATATGTGCATCTTGCCACATATGGTGATGATAATATTATGGGAGTCTCTAGAGATTGTCCTGATTTTAATCACACAAGAATTATGTATGCCATGAAGGTAATTGGTGTCGAGTACACAATGGCTGAGAAGGAAGCTGATTCAGTTCCTTATATTCACATTGATGATGCATCATTTTTGAAGCGCAAATTTGTAGAAGATAAGGATTTAGGGGCAATAAGTGCTCCATTAGATCATTCATCATTTGATAAAATGCTAACAAATTATCTTGATTCGGGTGTTCTAGCTCCTCAAGCACACTCTATATGTGTGATTGAAACAGCTCTGCGCGAGTATTTCTTCTATGGAAAGGAGAAATTTAATGAACGTAGAGAGTATTTCATATCTTTAATAGATAGATGTGATTTACAAATGTGGGTAAAACCAAGTACGCTACCAACTTATGAGCAATGTGCTCATCAGTTTTGGATGCGTTTCGGGGATAAAGATAAGGCAGAATCCTTTATCCTACAAGAAGACCTGTCAGAAAGAGATCTAACTCTTAAAAAGACGTTCTTATGGCTTGACACGCCTGAGGATGTAGAATATAGTTGCTAAGTTTGAGCTGAGGGGTAGTTGGTCCTGTGGAAAATCAACTTGTTGTTCACAAGAACAAGATCTTGTGATCGTGCCAAGACCGGTAGTCTTGGGCGAACAGTCACAATCTTCGGATTGTGATGTGTGTTTGAAGTTTAGAGAGGTGATGTATGATTATAGTATGCAATCTGAAACAATTGTAACGTTTTTGGATGCAGAAACTCATACAGGATCCGGTATGAAGAGCGGTAATCATGTCTTTTCCACTAGTGATAATACGAGAAATATTGAACTAGGGGATTGGTTAAAGAGACCCTTACGAATTGCGAATTTTACTTGGAATGAATCAGATGTTCCAGGAAATTTGTACAATTGGGAAGTTTGGAGATTGTATCTGAGTAACCCACAGGTTGCGAATAAATTGCAGAATTATTCGTGGCTACGTGGTGATCTCAAAATTCGAGTGCAAATCACTGCTTCACCCTTTTATTATGGTTTAATGAAAGCCATATATAGACCGTTGGTAAACTTGCGTGGAAACACGAGTCCAGCTGACGCTTCTAACAGATATTTTATTAATATCTCTCAATTACCTCATGTTGATATTCAACCAAATATTGAAGATTCATATGAGATGACCTTGCCATTTATATATCATCAAAATTATGTTAATCTTCAATCCAATGCTAATGTTAAGGATTTAGGACAGCTAAATTTTTATTGCTATAGTCAACTCAAAAGTGCTAATGGAGCTACAGGAACTGGTGTTACTGTTGCGATTTATGCATGGTTTGATGAAGTTGAATTATCTGGTGCTTCTGCCGGATACTCTATGCAATCTGATGAATATGGTGAGGGTCCAGTATCTAAGCCTGCCACGTGGGTAGCTGATGCTGCATCATACTTTGAAAACATTCCAGTTATTGGACCCTTTGCTACTGCTACCAAGATCGGAGCAGGAGCTATATCCGCTATTGCTAGGTTATTCGGTTTTACCAATGTACCAGTTATAGAAGATACTAAACCTGTGAGGAATGAAAATTTTCCTAAATTAGCATCTAGTGAGATAGGTTTCCCTCTAGAGAAGTTAACTTTCGATCCTAAAACTGAGCTATCAGTAGATCCTCGAATTATTGGTATGGATAATGGTATAGATGAGATGTGCTTATCGTATATAACTAGTAAGGAGTCCTATCTGACATCCATAAATTGGTCTTCAGCTGATGCCCTCGATACTATGTTGTTTTATTCACGAGTTAATCCTCTCATGTTTGATATTGATGCTGCCGCAAATCCTGCAGTTTTTATGTCACCAATGGCTATGGTCTCACGAAGTTTTGCAGATTGGCGTGGATCTATTATTTTTAGATTTCACTTTGTGGCTAGTAAATATCACAAAGGTAAGGTCATTATTAGTTTTGATCCTTCTGGGTATAATACTAAGAATATTGGTGTTTTAACTAACACATCTAATGTGGTGTATACAGCTATAGTTGATCTTGGTGAAACAAAAGATATTGAATTTGAAGTACCTTATCAACAAGCCGTTCAATTTTTGAATATTCGTGGTTCTTTTATTGGTACAAAGAATTGGGCAGTTAAAACTACTTACCCGGCTACATATATTTATAGTCCGGATTATGATAATGGTATTATCACTATGAGAGTATTGAATACCCTCACAGCTCCTGAAGCTACCTCCGATGTGGATATATTGGTGTATGTAAGAGGAGGCAAGGACTTAGAATTTAATAATCCTGCCCCAATTGGTGATACTGGAGCACCAGGCAATATTCTATCTTTTTATGCACCACAGTCTGAAGAAATGACGACAGATGATGTTGAAACAAAAGAGGTTATGGCACCAACCGCCTCAATACCTGATAAACAGTTTCTGGTGCATTATGGTGAGAATATTCGGAGTCTTCGTACCCTGTTAAGAAGATATAATCATCTTCAGACTGAAGCTTTTCAAACTCCAGCTGTTGGTGAGTACGGAGATTTTTATAAATATTTATACAGATTTCCAATAACTCCTGGTTATACATCTCTAGCAACCACACTAGCAAACAAAATTGTTGGTACTGGTACTGCAGGATTCAATTTCTGCAATATGACAACATTAGGTTGGTATTCCAATGCCTATCTTTGTTATAGGGGTTCTACTAATTGGACCTTTAATCCCGATACACCTTTGCGATCAGCCAGTTTAACTGCTAATCGTACGCCTTATTCTAATGTTCCAGCAACATCTGGATCAGGAATAGCCGCAATTTTGAGTACAAATACAATTAATCAGTATCTCTACACTCAAGGTAGATCTGGAACATCAGGTATGGCATTGACTAATACACATACCCAACCTGGTTTAAATATCAATAATCCAAGTTATTCACGATTTAAATATCAGTATTGCTCACCCACTTTTTCAAATCAGGGTTCTGCAATTGATGCTTCCAATCAAGGATTAATTTCAGTTAATGGATTCTTTGGTCCTTACAGTACTAATGCCACCAGACAATATGGTTGTTTATCAACTTATGTTGCATCTGGTGTTGATTTTGGTCTGTATTTCTTCTTAAATACTCCTATAGTATATGTTTATACAACAGCAATTACATATGCTTAAATTGATAATCTGCTATGTGTCAGATAAAATACACATAATAAAATGGAAAAGGTAACCCTTCTTTAAGGGCCCCGATGGACG